GCTGGTGCGCCTTTGCTTGAGCTTTGGTGAGCTTGCTCATATGCCGAGATCCTGCTGGTTGCGCTTCGGCTTGGGCGAGATGTACCGGGTGAACTCGGCTTCAAAATTGACGAACTCCTGGATGCTAGGGTCGCCGAACCTGACCTTGATGGATGCCAGCTCGGCAACACCGTCGATCTCGGAGCCAAAGACGCTGTTGATTGTCTTCCAGTCCTGCGGGGTAGCTGCGACCTTCTCGCGCTCCTTGCGGTACTTCTCTGGGCGATAGAGGGTCATTACAGCGTCGTAGTCGGCACGAGCGCCCTCGCCCCCGTAAAGGTCGGCTGCGATAGGCCGCGGGTTGTCTCGCTTCGATCCAAGCCCGTTGCGCTGGTTTAGGATGAGAACCGCCGACTGTGTCTCGTAGGCCAGAGCCTTGAGCTCGACTGTCACCTCGCCGGAGATGCGGTCAGGCGAAAGCTTCGGGTCGCGAGGCTTCACCTTGCCGATGTGGTCGATGACGATGAACGGTGTCTTGCCGTTCGCCTGCTGCTTGATGAACCGGCGGGCATAGGCCACGAGCTTCTCCACGCCCTCACGCTGGCAGCGGATGATGTCGAGCGGCTTGGTGTTGATCGAGGTCGCGAACATCACGCAGGTGTCGCGCTCCTGCTCGGACATGAGCCTCGTCGGCTCGCGCTGCTTCTTCATCGAAATTCCGTGCACCTGGGCGATCATTTGGGCGATGCACTGGTCTGAGGACTGGTCGTAGGAGAGGAAGAGAACCGGATGACCGAGATCCACCGCGTGATAGATCAGCTGCATGGTGAGGCTGGACTTGCCTTCGCCTGACGATGACAGCAGCCCGTAGAGGTTGCCGGCTTCAAAGGCTGGTTCTGAAAGCACCCGCTGGATCTCTGCCAGAGCGATCGGAACCCCGACCACACCGTTGCGCCTTGCCGACGCATCGAACTTGGCAAGGTATGACGCCCCCGGCGATGCCCCAGACTTGAGAGCGGACAGCCTCTGCCGGCGCTCCTTCAGGCGCTTCTCCAACTGTTCAATCTCATCATCCAGCGTGAGAAGCGTATGCCCTTCCTTGGCGATCTCTGAGGCGATGTCAGCCTCTCTGGCGAGCAACCGACCCAGAGAGGCACTCTTGATGATGTGCATGGCGGATTCGAGCCGGCCCAACGTCGCCGGATTGAAGCCGAGGCTCATGAGCTTGACGTTGTATTCCGCCGTGATCAGGTCCTGGCCGTTGGTGAGACGGAAGACCTTCGGGAGGTACGGCTTGATCGAGACAGACGTTACCGGCTGCCCGCTTTGCTGCATCTCCTGAGCGCTCTGGAATACGAGCTGGTGATATCGGTCGTCGAAGTCTTCAGGCTCTAGCCCGCATTCCGTGAGGATCGCGTTGTTTGCAAACATGCAGGCGAGAAATACTTCGGCCGCTTCGAAGGCGTCGTCCTCGGTGATCCGGTCAAAGCTGGCGCGATCTACGGGGCCGCTCATAGCATTGCCTCCTGCGCTTGGTGCCGCGTGGCAGAGAACATGTCTGGAGCCTGCCGGGCATCGGACAGGCGGCGGCACGACAGTTCGAAGAACTCTTCGTTCAGTTCGACGCCTACAAATTTACGACCGGTTTGGATGGCTGCCACGCCCGTTGTCCCAGACCCCATGAATGGATCGATGACGACCTCTCCCGCTTTGGACGAGTTCATGATGTATTCGGCCATGAGATAAACGGGTTTTTCTGTTGGGTGCCCGGTCACCTTGTCAATGCCACCGCGAATGAGCTGCTTGGAGGAAGGATTGTTGATCGTCCTTGCTTTGCCCTTCCAAAGGTAGACGGTGAACTCCAGGTTCTTCATGTACCAACGGTTCGGGGTCGGCGTTACCTTGTCCCATGCGAGCAGGTTGTGAAATTGAAACCCTGCTCCTAGCGCCGCATCAGTGAGCGGGTGGACGTTCTTGTCGTTTGCCATCACATAGCAGTCGGCGTTCTCCACCAACGCTTCGTGAATGGCTGCCATCATCTTGGGGAATGGAATAGTCGCCATGACGAGTTGCCCATCGTTGGCGTAATTGTGCATGGCGAAAATTCCAGACATGGTCTTGGAGGACTTCGACACGCCGCCTGTTGTAAGGGCGTAAGGAACATCGCTGACCGCGAGGTGCGCCTTTGGCAATGTCGGCATGATCTCCATGGCATCGCCGAGATACAGCTCACAGTCGCCGATCACTTCTTTCCGTTTCCAAGGCGTCATGCCGCCACCTCTGCCCGTTCGTTGCGGGCCTGGATTAGGTTGAGCCACGGCTCGTGGTAGCGGCCCGCATGAACCTTCATGTCCCGGGCGCCGTAGGAGATGGCCAGCGCGCAGCTCTCAGCCGCGTTATGCGCGAGGGTCTTCTTCTTTGGGAGCTGGATGCCGAGGCGCTCGCATTCGTCGACGGCGGCTGCCTTCCAGTCCTTCTTGCCCTTGCTGTCGATCGGAGGCTTGAAGCTGGCGCCGAAGAATGACTTGCGCCAAGAGGACGGCATCAGCGTGCCGTAGGGAATGCCGTGGTTGGAAAGCGTGGCGACGATGGCGGATGATGCCACCCAAGGAGAGATCGAGCCTGCGAAGCTCTGTCCGCGCCCCTGCATGGATACCTGCGCTTCGATCTGCTGCTCAAGGACCGCGAAGTCTGGCTTGATGCCGAGCTCGGTCTTGATACGGCGCACCAGCGCTGTGACCTTAAGCCCAATCTGGTCGGCGGTGTAGTACATGTCCGCTTTCTCGGGCATCTCGAGGATGCCGCATTGAACGTGGGAATAGTTGCCGTCTGCCTTGCGACGGTCAGGGCTGTAGAGAGACCAGCCGGTGTATTTCGAGGGGTCGAAACCGAGGATATAGACCATCACTTGCCTCCCATTTTTACCGGGCGACCGCGTCGGCGCTCCTGGTAACTGAGGACATCGACGCCCTGCAGGACATCGCGGGTGAGCCCGGCGCCCACGACCTTGTCGATGATCGCCTTGCCCAGTGCCGTAGCGTTGACGCCATAGAAGGCTGCCTCGCTCTGAAGCATATCCTCGGACTTGGCTTGCACTTTAATGTTGATGCTCATGGGTCACCGGGGGAAAGAATGCGGCCGCATTTGCGCGGCCAAGGTGGGCGGCTCTATCTGGGAGGAAGGAGAGCCGCCGGGGAGGAACTCAGTCGCCCTGCGAGGGGAATGGATCTTCGCTGCTTGCCTCTTCCTCTTTCGAGGCTGCTGCGGCGATGCGGGCGAGAATGTCGGGGATCTCGGCGTCATATTCCGCCCGTCCAGCGTCAAACGACTCCAGCCAGAGCTTGTCGTCCGAGCTGCCGGAGTCGTATCCAGAGACGCGGTCCAAGTTAAGCAGACCGGACTTGTAGCCCTTGGCGCGGATCAGCTGCTCGCCATCAACGCGGTCGGCTTGCTTGAGTAGGTCGCCGCTGCTGGTCTCCGCTATGAGGCCTAACCACTCAAGGTTTTCGCGGTCGGACTTGAGGCGATCGACAGGCTTCTGGTCATCTTCGCCAAAATGAGCTTTGAGATAATGATCGAACTTCTGCCCGGAAAAGGATGGCTCGTAAGATTTCGCCATCTTCCGGTTTGCTGTCCGGCGGGCGGCAAGCGCTCGCTTGGCGTTTTCAATTTCAAGTTCCTCGCGGAAGTGACTGGCAAAAAGTTTCTGCCGGTCCGCATCCGAAAGCTTGCTGTTACTGCCTGTTGTGGTCATCACCTGATCCTTTCCCTTGCCAGCCGAACCTTTTCAGCCAGCGCTTGAGCCTCATTCTCCAGATCTCGAAGATCATGGTTGTCCTCGTAGCGTTCCCGGTCCCGTCTGATCTCCTCCTGCAGGGCCCGGACCTCAGCCTCGCAGTATTCGACGTATGCCCGCCGGATCGACGTGAATGCGTCGACCGTGATGGACTTTGCCCTGCCCGCCCGCAGGTGCATGATTTGCCAAAATGAAAGATCGTGTCGGCGCGCCAGGCGACGGATCGCGTTCTCGACGTCGCCGTTCCCGGCTGTCTCGCGCTCCACCATCTTCCTTACGTACTCAGCCGCAATTGCCGTACTCATGGCTTCCTGTTCCTGTTTGCCGTGCTTTTTAGAAATGTCTGCGTGAACGTGATGCTGTGACACTGTGAATGCGCTCCTTGCCGCCTTGGGTTAGCTTCCTGGTGTCAGCGGAAGCGCTGTGGCTTGGAGCGGTAGAAAGGAGCCCGGCCTAAACCGAACCCAGATGTTGAAGAGAGCGGCGCGAGGATCCTGCAAGATGAGCGCGCCAGCCTCTGCCTAATTCATGCAGCCCGATTAGCGTTGAGGCCGCGGACGAACTCGTCCATCTCGTGATTGAGGGCGACCTCGTTCACCGAAACCTCGTCATCGTCAGAGGCTTTCTGAGCCGCGCGACGGGCAGAAATGATGCCGTAGACAAGGATGCCGATGACGGCCAACATGGCGAATGCGCACAATGCGATGGGGTTCATGCCGTTGCCCTCTCGTAATTGGCCTGGGCCTCTTCGAGGTTTCGGCCCGAAACTGAATTGCCGGCGGTATCGGAAATGATGACCGTTCCATCGGGCGTGATGATTGAGGTGGATGGTGATGGCTCTGGGAACTCTTCAGGAAAGGATTCCTCAAAGGAACGCAGCCATTCAAAGCCGACTGGACGGGTCATGCTGCACCGCCTTTGATCCCTCTAACGACCTTCGAAAGAGTCAGCATAGCTACGTGGTCAGCATGCTTTTTGAGGTCCGTCGTTTTCGGGAAAGGCTGATAGACCTCGACGCTGCGCACGACGGCCAAACAGCGCTGACGCTCGGCAAGGATGGCATTTGCTATCTTGTCGATGACCTGCGCACCGTCCAAAGCCTCACTGCCGTAGTAGCAAGACTCAGCAGCTGTCATGATGCCTTCGGGGATCTCGCTCATGCCGCACCAACCAGCCGGTCGGCAGTGAGCTTCGCGTACCCGGAGATATCCTTCCAGTGATCGTCGAAGCTGTGATCGCCAGCCAGAATGCGTCCGATCTTGTGCGCCACCATTTCCAGCGTCTCGCGCTGATGGCTCTCCATGTCGTCCCAGTTGGGCGACGAGTGAATGATGCTCTTGAGGGCCTGCGTGTAGTTCGCGTGGTCGCGATACTCGCCGTGGGTGCTCTTGCGCTCGGCAAGCAACTGCTCAAGAGGAGCAAATGTGGTCGTTACGGTATCGCTCATGCTGCCACCTGCTCTGCAGCCTCAGCTGCCTTGTCCATGAGAGCGAGAATGAATTTCTTCCCATGAGCATCATTGAAATCGAAAATGGATTTGCCGTCGCACTGCGCACGCAGGAGGAGGATCGCAGCGCCGTATTCTTCCGCCGACGACGGCACCTTCTGGATTGCGCCAATCATGTCGAAGCTCACCGCGCGATCGTCCGCTGGCCTCACTTCGTTTCCGCGCGCATCACGCGCTACCGCTTCCTGCGTCCACTTCCCTTTTGGAGTAATGAGGTCGCGGGCCTGTCGGAGTACGGAAGCGGCGGTCATGCTGCCTCCGCTGGAACTGCGAGGAACATCGGGACATCAAGGCTGACGCCGTTTTGGCGAGCCGCCTCGATTAGAGGGAGCCAATGCTCCTGCGGGATTTTCCCGCGGTCCTTCCAACCTTGCACGGTCGAAACCGGGAAAGCCTTGTCGTCCGTGGAGAGCAGCTTGGCGGTCTTCGTGAGTCCACCGAGCTTCTTCATGATAATGTTTTCGGCTGGGCTGATCGTTTCCAATTTACGCATCCATCGTTGCTTTCATCCATATCTACGCATGTTGCGTAAGATTGTCAACGTGGAAAACGTAAACGCGCTCTGCGTAAATGCATAAATGAACGCTGAAACCGATTCCGTAACCCGAAAATTCAAAAGCTTCCGTGAGCGAGCTGGCTTGTCGATGGATGAGTTGGCTCAGCGAATGGGCTATGCTCGAGCGTCGAGCATCCAGCGCTACGAGAACCCTGATGACTACAAGAAGGAGTTCATTAATCCCGAGCTTGTCTTGAAGCTCATCAAGGCCATCAGCGGCCTCGGAGAGCCGCCGATAACTGCAGCTGAAGTGTGGTCCCTTGCTCGCCCCGAGGTCGTTCTGAGCCGCGGTGGCCTCATCGATAGCTTCGATCCAGATAGCCAGGATGAGGCTCCACAGATCAGCTATACGCGTGACCATTGGCGCCCTGCCGTCGACGGTGCCCTGCCCGAGATCGACGTCAAACTTGGCGCCGGCTCAGGTGTCGTCGGAGATACGATCAATCTCCCTGTAGGCGATGGAGCAGTGAGCGGTCATCCGGTCGTTGCAGAATGGCTTATCCCGGAAGAGTATCTGCGTAACGAGGCAAAGGCCTCCCCGAGGCAAACTCTCGTCATGGAGGTCATCGGTGACTCGATGGTCCCGACCTATCAACCGGGCGATCGAGTGCTGGTGGACCTTGCTCAAAGCTCCATGAGGTCGGATACGGTCTACGCGATCAGCGATGGCTATACTGAGCCACAGATTAAAAGGCTGCAGAGAGTTCCGTTCTCCGACCCGCCGCAGGTTATCATTATCAGTGACAACTCAAACCTTGAACGGTTCACCGTCGAACTAGAGCGTCTTTCGATTATCGGCCGCATCTGCGGCCACATCGCGAGGCGGTAGCTTGGAAGGTCGCCGCTCCACTAGGTTTACGTCAAACCTCCGCGACACCTTCACTCCGCCGTCTAGAACCCATTCCTCGTTCGTGGACGGATTTACGCTCAACTTGATCTGCGGCTTGTCAGCCATCTCGACCTCCCGTCGTTCTCTTTTCGTTCACGTGAGAGAAGCAGGTGAGCGCGGAAGAGTCGAGTCAAATAATACCTCGCGTGCCGGGAGGCCTCGGCAGGAGCCGGGAGGAGCCGGCAGGATCAGTGGAGACTACAGGTAAATGGCAGTGCGAATTTTCGGAAAGTCGGCCCTCAATGACGTATTCATTCCGGGTGGACAGCCTTCTATCACTTACGTCGACCGCGTCCATCTCGGCATTGAGAGAACGCTGCGGAAGGCCATTAGTCTGCCAAATACGATAGTCGCGCTAACCGGCCCAACTAAGAGTGGGAAAACGGTGTTGTGCAGGAGCGTTCTGGAGCAATTTGAGTACGTTTGGATCGATGGCGGTCAGATAAAGACTGAGGCTGATCTTTGGACGAAAGTCGGCGCTGAGCTAAAGCTGGCGAACGAAATTACTGAGAAAATAACCGCGACTACTGGGGGATCGGCCGGGGTCGGGGCTGAAGGTGGCCTGGGCGCGCCGGGCGTTGCATCTTTGAAGGTAACACTTACGACCAACGGGTCCCGGCTTGCGGCTACGGAAACCGGCAAGAAATACACTGCTGATAATATGCAGCAAGCAATCGACGCGCTGGTTAATGGGAAAATTTGCCTCGTCGTGGACGACTTCCATTACATCGACGCTGATGCTAGGGCGTCGTTGGTACGATCCCTAAAAGGTGCGGTATTCAAGGGGCTCAAAGTTGTATTTCTTTCAACCCCCCATCGAGCCTTCGACACGATCAAAGCGGAAGTCGAAGTTACGGGCCGCTTCAAGCATGTCACCGTCCCTACATGGTCCCCAGAAGATCTGCGAAAGATCGCTGAAACTGGGTTCGATGCGCTGAACGTCCTTGTCGACGCCAAAACAGTGGATACCGCCGCGGCGGAGTCGGAAGCTAGCCCTCTCCTTATGCAGCGATTCTGCTGGAATATGTGCTACGAAGCGGACGTAAAAGAGACGGCCGTGCTACAGAAAGACCTGGGCGAAATCGACCTGTCGCCGATCTTCAACGAGGTTGCGGAAGACGCTGGTCACCCAATCTACACGAAACTGGCTCGGGGACCGCAATCCCGAACGGATCGTATTCCACGCCCACTCACGAAGGGCGGCACGGCAGACATCTACGAGGCGATTTTGCGCGCTATTGCCGCGACCGGACCGAAAGAACAATTGTCCTACGATCAGATCAGGGCAAGTTTGAACACTGTTCTCGCCGATAAGATCCCCCAGAAAATCGAAGTTTCAAACGCTTTGAACCACCTGACTCGGATTGATAGCGAGGAGAACAGCGGACAACGTGCGATCGACTGGGATGCGGAAACGCTCACGCTGTTCATAACAGACCCGTTCTTCCGATTTTACCTCCGCTGGAAGGTCAATAGATGAGCGCGGACACACTTCTAGCTATCAAGACGTTCTACCTCAAGCAGTGAGGCTCCCGTCCACTTCACCCCTGCCCTATGTCGGCAGCGATGGGAAGCTATCAAGTCAGGATATCCGCGACTGCCCGTTTCACCGGTGGGCCAATCCGTCTCGTAGCTTGAGGCTTTGCTGTCGCGTTTACTCTTCAGACCGCTTCCAAGTCATTCAGACGGCGTCTCCCCGTCCTGACAATCCGATCCAGCCTGGGAATCGGCAACCGCTTGAGATTGATCTGCCGGATTGATCGGCGGCGCGGGGCAAGCCCATAGACCGCTGCCTTTGCGCCTCCAAACGCTGCATCTTGGCGGGAACCTCCGAGCGGACCCAAGATTTAGCGGCTTTCAGCGCCTGACAGCGATCGTTTCGATTGCGAAATGGTACCGTTCTGGTACAACAATCGTCGAAGCAAACGTGCCATCAGCCCCAGTCGGATCATCCCGCTGGGGCTTTTCTTTTATGCGGCATACGCAGCTCACGCAAATGTTTTTACGCAGTGTTCGTAAATTTATCTTGCGCTTTACGCATTGTGCGTATAAAACTCATCCTCAGACAGCGAGACGAAGAAGGGCCGGCTGGCTCTGATCTCTCGCAGTCCATCGAACCCCGGAGGCAGCTATGTAGCAGCGCAGCTCGGGAAATCGCAGTCGGGCCGGGCCAAGAGCAATCCGGCTGCAACAGAGGACGCAGACCCAATGCAATTCATCGAGAAATTCCGCATTGAACGCCTGACGGACAGCAACCGCACCGAATTCTACACGCTGTTTGCTGGTTCGGAAGACTGGACCACTGACGTCACCGACGCGGTCGAGTTCTCCAATTCCTCAAAAGCATGGGCTCGCGCCGAACGTGTTGGCGGATCAGTCGCATCCTTCGAGCGCCCAGCCACTTCATACGAGGCGATGATGCTATCTCGCCCCACAACCCTTCATCTGATCGCTGCGGAGTAATCCCGATGGATAAGTCTTTCCCGATGCTGTCCGCTGCGGCGGCGCACAAGCTCGCCAACAGAACCCGGATGGCCTTCGTCTCCGGTCAGATGGACCGCGAAACATTCTTCGTCCTACGTGCCAAGCAGGAGATCGTCGCGCACAACCGCTTCGAGACCATCCTCTCCCGCCTCTATCCGAACCACATGCCAGCCATCCTGACGGCAAGCGTCGGCGCTGGCGGGACCATTCAGCCATCGGCAGAGCCTGCCATGTTCCGCGCTCGTCAGGGCTTGGATGCGAGCACGGGGAGGACGGTATGAGCGAGCTTCACCAGATCGAACAACAGCCTTGGATGCGAGGCGCAGTCTACTATCGATACACCTGCATCAAGTGCGGTGACGAAGCTCGTGACACATACGTTGAGCCAGTTCGCACCAACATGCGCAATGCACGGCTCTGCTACACCTGCAACCACTGGCAGGATTTCGACAACAAGCTTTCTGCTGAGCATGGCTCAATGACCATTATCGGCGGTTCGATTTATACGCCGGGTAACGCGACGAGTGGCCAGTTCCGCGGGATGGCAGGGCGCCGGTTTGATATCGAGTATATCGAGCCATCCATTTACGCGGGACAGCGGATCACGACTTTCGATCTCTGGACAGGCGGCGGGATGCCGGCATGGCTTCAGGGGAAGTATGCAGACACGGCAGTGTTTCTGAACGGAGCCGAGCGTTGCAAAGTCGGTGATACCGGATGCTGGAACCCATCGGATGACAAGACCGAGCCCTACCCGCTCCCGATCAAGCTTGTCCCTCGCAAGGAGCCCTCTCATGCGTGATTGCTGCGCAGCCAACCAATTCGACGGGGGATGCGAAGGTAGAGACTGCCGCTCCAAGGCGCACGACCTCGGACGGTTCACCAAGCCTAGGCCAGCCGCATACGTCACCACCGTTCCAGCCTACGGGATGATTGGCGCCGCCATCCTCCTCGCGTTCTGGGGCGTCTTCACCTTCATCGCAGCGCCTGCTTTGGAGCGGGTCATGAAAGATCAGCAGGAGGTGACATGGTCCAAGTGATCGACCCACCCGGCACAGAACAGCAGATCGGCGGCTTGGCGCTCGGCGTCGTCGCAAAAGCAAGAGCAGCCATGGAGGCAAAGACGATGACCAGCAATGCAATCGAAATCCAGCGCCCGAGCGAGCACATGCCAGCGCCGGCCGCACCAATGACACCGATGGAAATGCTCGATCGCGCCGTTTCGCAGGGCGCATCCGTCGAGACGCTGACCAAGCTGATGGACCTGCAGGAGCGCTGGGAATCCAACCAGGCGCGCAAGGCATTCGCCGCGGCCATGTCTTCGGTCAAGGCTGATCTCCCCCGGATCGTAAAGACCCGGAAGGTGGACTTCACCACCGCGAAAGGACGCACCAACTACCAGTATGAAGACCTCGCCGGCATCATGGATCAGGTCGGGCCTGTCCTGTCTCGCCATGGTCTTTCTGTACGGTATCGGACGACGGCAGAACCGAACCAGCCGATCTCCGTAACCTGCATCATCGAGCACAGCGATGGCCACCACGAGGAGAACACCCTCATGGCTGGTAGGGACGACAGCGGCAACAAGAACAGCATCCAGCAGATAGGCTCTACTGTCACATACCTCCAGCGCTACACCCTCAAGGCTGCCCTCGGCTTGGCCGCTGGCGCAGATGACGACGGCGCCAAGGCTGATGACACCAGCGGTGTGATCACCGAAGCCGAACGCGAAATCATTCTCACTATGATCGACGATACGGAATCCGACATCGAGAAGTTCTGCGCCAATCTGCAGATCGCAAGTGTCGCCACCATGCCGGCTGTGAAGTTCCGCCGCGCTGTGGGCCTGCTGGAAGCCAAGAAGCGGAAGGTGGCTGCAAATGGATGAGATCATTCAGGGAAGCCCAGAGTGGCACGCTCTCCGCTGCGGGAAGGTCACGGCCTCCCGCGTGGCTGACGTCATGGCCAAGACTACCAAGGGATGGGGCGCGTCTCGGATCAACTATGCTGCGGAGCTGATTGCCGAGCGGCTGACCGGCACAGCTGCCGAGGGCTTTACGAACGCCGCCATGCAGTGGGGGACTGATCAGGAACCGAATGCTCGCATGGCCTATGAGTTCATGCAGGACGTCACTGTCGAGCAGGTCGCGTTCGTGGTGCATCCACTCATCGAAGACGCTGGGGCCTCTCCTGATGGACTTGTGGGCGAAAGCGGGCTTGTAGAGATCAAGTGCCCGAACACGGCAACGCATATCGACACGCTGATCCGGCAGGAGATCCCATCGAAGTACATCACGCAGATGATGTGGCAGATGGCCTGCACCGGCCGGCAGTGGTGCGACTTCGTCTCCTACGACCCTCGCCTGCCGGAAAGCATGCAGCTTTTCGTCAAGCGGGTGGAGCGGGACAACGCTCTGATCGACGAGCTCGAAACGGCTGTTGCGGTTTTCTTGGATACAGAGGTGTTCGCCAAGGTTGGCGCGCTGCGGAAGATCTACGAGCAGGAGGCAGCGTGATGGGACGGGCGCTCTTGGTACTCGACACCCCGGAAGTCCGCGCCAAGGCAGTGCACTGGATCGGAAAGGCACCGGAAGGGACGCGCGTTGAGTTTAAGGCGTCCAAGCGAACGCTCCCCCAGAACGATATGCTCTGGGCCCTCCTGACCGAAGTCAGCCAGCAGCTTGACCACGGCGGCACCAAGTACGAAACGGGACAGTGGAAGGCCATCTTCCTGCATGCGTTCGGCCGCGAGGTCAGCTTCCTGCCGAGCCTCGATCGCAAGACGTTCCTACCGCTCGAACTCTCCTCCTCCGATCTGTCGAAGGACGAGATGACCGACTTCATCGAGTTCATCATGAAGGAAGCATCGGAACGCGGCGTGATCTTCAAGGATCACCGGCAGACCGACAACACCAATTCCGGCGAGGCTCCCCTACCTGAGCCGGATACTGCCGACGACACCTCCACGTTGGCAGACCAAGCAGCAGACGGAGAAGGCGAGACCACAGCATCTCCGTCTGCTGCTGCCATTGATGCAATGGAATGGCTTGGGACAGCCGCTCGCATGCTCTGGGCAGCGACGAACGTCGGCGGGGATACCGAGGCCAATCTCGACACCCTCAACGCTCAGCGGCTCGCTGTGGGCGATCTCTGCCCAGCAGCGACCGAACAGACCATCAAGGACAAGGCGGGCTCGATCTACCGCCAGTGCAAGGCAGTCGTCATGTCCGAGGTCGGGAAGCCGATTGCGCTGAAGTTTATCGCTGGCGTGGCCGGCATCGATGAGAAGGAATTGGTCAATGGCTGAGCCCCGCGAGAACGATGTATTCCGCTGGCACTGGAAGTTAGGCCGCGCACCAATCGTTGGATGCTATGCGCATTTGGCCGTATTCTTGAACGGAGGACTCCGCGATACCTTCTGGTACGACTGGCCGACCCGCTCGTATATCGACCTTGACCGCGTTGATTTGACCTTGCTCGGCAATATTGACGATTGCGTCGAGATCAAGCGGTGGGATGTCCCTTACTACGACCCTGCTGACATCATTGATATGTCGCACTCCAACAACAGCCGGGCGCCTATCTACCTCAAGAAGAGCGCTACTAAAAGCCAAGAGTGGATGCTGTCCGTCGCCGAAAACAAGTTCGCGGAAGCACAGCGGGCGAAAGAAAGTGCTGAGCGGGACATCGCGAGGCTGCAGGACGTCCTCAAGCAGATCCGTGCCGGCGACTTGACGGAGGTTTCGCTATGAACACCGAAGAGCTCACCATCGTCTTCAAGATGCACACAGTCGGCTCCACGACCTTCACCAGGCGCATGGCGATTCTGATGGCCGACTGGTTCAACGATACCCCGAAGGGCATCACGCTCAAGCTGGAAGAGGCCAAGCTGGTGCCGGAAGGATCGTGGGATTGGTTCTGCGAGAACGGCGGCATCACGGTCGAGCATATCAGGGAAGTCCGCGAGGGACGCAAGGGAGGGCGGGCATGACCGACAGACCTATCCTTTTCAGCGCGCCGATGATCAGAGCTTTGCTCGCAGGGACGAAGACTCAGACCCGGCGACTGTTCAAGGGCATTGAGCCGCTGGAGAACGGCACGTTCCATATCGCCGGCAATGGTGGCGGCATCGTTGGAGTTTGTGAGGAAGATGTTTCGCAGCACGCACCTGACTATGTCCGCATCCAGGTCGGTGACCGCCTGTGGGTGCGCGAGACATGGAGCGGACACCACATGTTCCGGGAGACGCCGCCTTCTCAGCGGGTTAGCTTCAATACCCCTGATGGTCCGTATCTCCGCGAGGATGTCTGGCTGTGGGCTGACGGCGAACCAACTGGCGGCGACTATGAGAAGCCCCTCCCCGGCATCCACATGCCCCGCTGGGCATCCCGCCTGACGCTCACCGTCACCGACGTGCGGGTAGAGCGGCTGCAGGACATTAGCGGGGCTGACGCAATCGCCGAAGGCGCCGACATCACCGGCGAGCAAACGATGACTGGGCCAATGGTCAAGGTGGCACCCGGCACGTACCTTTCTCCGGTCGCTTGGTATCACCGGCTCTGGGACGACATCAACGGCAAGGGAGCATGGGACGCGAACCCCTGGGTGGTCGCCTACACCTTCAACGTCCAGCACTCAAACATCGACCAGTTGGCGAAGGTGGCAGCATGACGCGCGCAGTCCCCGAATGGATCGCCAAGAACGACGACGCCAAGATCCCCGATCGGGTGAAGGTGCGGATCCTAGAGCGCGAGAACTTCATCTGCCACCTGACCGGCGCCAAGATTGACCCGGTCAGAGACCAGTTCGATTTTGACCACAAGGTATCGCTGATCCTGGGCGGATCGCATCGCGAGACCAACCTCTTCCCGGCCCTCAGGGAAGCCCACCGGAAGAAGACCGCGATCGAGGTCGGCATCAAGTCGAAGATCGCCAAGGTTAAGAAGAAGCACCTGCTGGGCAAGAAGCCGTCCAGCCTCACGCATCCACAGCTGAAGCGGTTGATGGATGGCACCGTAGTTAACCGCCAGACCGGCGAAGTGATCAGCAGATGACCCGCGCCACCCCAGAAATGATCGCAGCCGCATGGGCAGCTTGGCATTCTCGCCATGGCGGTAAGCTCGGACCAGGCCCTGCATTCGTCGAAGCAATCAACGCAGCACTTGCGAAACAACAGGAGCAGCAGCCATGACCGAACAGAACAAGCAGCGAGCCGAGCCGGTCGCCTGGCTATTCGAAGCAGAAGGCTGGGGCCGTGAGGTGATGATGTCCGAACAGGAAG